ACACGAACAGGAGGGGCCAACGAAGGAGTTGGCATCGGCACTTATGCTTCGACTTACATCGGAATGGGAAATACTGGTGGGGTGACCGGGACCATCGCGTATTTCTTAGGGTCGGTTTGGTCTGGCGGCAGCAATCTGGCGAGCCTGTCCGGTTGGGGTGCTGGCCAGATCATGGGTATGGCGGTTGATCTCGATAACAGGCAGCTCTGGGTACGCGCATCGCCGGCGGGGAGCTGGAATGCTGGTGGTACGGCTAATCCTGCCACCAATGTCGGCGGCATTGCGATTCCGGCCGGAACCATGGTTCCGTTCGTGACGTTCGGCGGCGGTAGTGGCGCTGCGAACAATGTGGTGACTGCCAATTTTGGTTCGTCAGCGTTCAGCGGCGCGGCGCCGAGCGGGTTCACATCAGGCTGGCCAGTTTAAGAGAGGCAATAGAACATGAGCGTAGGACTTCACACCACCTCCGAATGCGCCCACGCCATCGTCAACAGCGCGGCCGGCGGCGCTCTGGCCACGGTGCCCGCCGTCGCCGGCACCCGCGTGGGCATCTACCGGATGATCCTCACCACCCCGGCCACCACCATCATCACCATCCAGGACACCACCGGGGCGGCGCTTTCGGCGCCGTTCGCCTTCGGGGCCTCGGGCGGCTCCATCACGCTCGACACGCCCATCAACGGCGACCCGTGGTGGGTATCGCCGCTCGGCCGAGGAATCCAAATCAATTCGAGTGCCGCCGTCCAGGTCGGCGCCGATGTGTTTTACTTACAGGGGCCATAGCATGGCGAGTACGTACCCATCGCCCGCCTCGTTCAACACGCCCATCGTCGGCAACGTCGGGACCTTCAGCGTAGCCATCGTGCCGCAGAACCTGGCGCGCGATGCGCTCTACATGTTCAACCCAGGCCCCGCCACCATCTGGCTCTGTCCCGGCGTCGGCACCGACCAGTTACCGCTGGCGGCCAGCGTGGGTGGCGTCGGGTCGATCCCGGTGCCTCCCGGCAACACCTTCTTCGCGGAAGGGTTCACTGGCTCCATCAACGCCATCGCTGACAGCGGAACCGGCAACGTGCTCACCGTGTGGGAATGCTACCAACACTCTAGATTCGAGGTGGAAGAAATGGCTAATTTCTCGATAATTCCCGGTCAGATTCCCGGCGTTACCAACGGCAGTGATGCGCTGCCTGGAAATGTCGGAGAAATCATCTCTGCGTCAACGCCAAACAGCAGTATTCCGTTGACGACGGCGGTAACTGTCAACATGTCTAGCATAGTCTTGTCGCCTGGCGACTGGGACGTGTTTTGCAGCGGCGCTTTCACTATCGCGCCGACCACCGCCGCGAGCAGCATTGCTGTCAGCATATCGTTGGTGAGCGCCACAGTGGATGCTGTTTCTACTGTTCAGATCAACTACGCGGGCACTGTCTTCGGCAGTCTCGTCGTCAACAACTTGATTTCTGGACCCCGGCGCGTGAGTGTTTCAGTCAATACGACGGTGTATGCCGTATTGATAGCCACCTTTTCAGTCAGCACGATGTCGGTGGGCGGCTTCCTGAGGGCGCGGCGAATGCGATGAGCTACGTCAACATTCCCAGCGCGGCTGCTGCCGGCCAGCTCGCTGGAACGGGCACCAATGACAATGCCAGTGCCGGCAACGTCGGGGAATTCATCTCTTCGACCGTGGCCTCGGGGGCTCCTGTCGCGCTAACGTCTACCGTGAGCGCCAATGTGACCAGCATAATCCTGACCGCCGGTGATTGGGATGTGTCGTTTTCCTCATATTTCCTGATAGCGGGAACCACCAGTGTAGCCAACCTAAATGCCAGCATTTCACTGACGAACGCGACACTTGATACTGTCGCTGGAAATTATGCAGTAACGAGCTATGCTAGCCCCGGCGCTACTTTCGGAGGTCTTGTCAACAACGAGCTGTTTGCCGGGGTGCGCCGTTTGAGTCTTGCGGCCCCGACGACGGTGTTTGCCGTGGCGAACGCGCAGTTTTCGACAAGCACAGTGTCGGCGTGGGGCATTCTGCGGGCGAGGCGGGTGCGATGAGGTTGATTTTATGACCTGGCCGACCGACTTCGGCAATCTGTTCGGTGGCAACGAGCCGCTGTCGCTCATCGACGGCATGTTCCAGCAGACCGCGCAGATGCTGGACATACCGTGCTCGGCCTCGGGCGCCACCGCCATCTCGCTCACGCCGCTCGTCAACTGCCCGGTGCTCACCGGCTACACCGAATTCTGCGCCGCCCGCTTCCGCGCCACCGCCAACTCGGGCGCCGGCGTCACCGCCCAGGTCAACGGCCTCGGCTTCCTCAATGTCTACAAGGCGGATGGCGTCACCCAGGCGACATCCAACGACCTCGTCATCGGGTTCGAATACGTGGTGCGGTTCAGCCAGGCTCTCGGCGGCGGCGGCGGCGGCTGGTTTCTGGAGGCCCCGGCGCTCGGCTCGGGCGGTGGCGGTGCCGCCTTCGTAGGCTCAGGTCTGCCCGGCGGTCGGCTGACGCTGCAAGCCGGCGTGCCGGTAATGACCTCAAACCAGACACCGACCGGCAGCATCTATTACGCCCCGTTCCGAGGACAATTCATTCCAATTTGGAATGGCGCAACGCTGCAGCAATACAATTTCTGCTCGTCGCTGGGCGACACGGCCGGGTTGCTCACCAACCTGGGCGGAAGCGGAAACTGGCCCGTCTCCACGCCGTTCGATGTGTTCATCACCCTGAACGGCGGAGTCCCCGCCATCGCCACCACGCAATGGGCCAGCCTCACGACCCGTGCTGTCGGCTTGGCCCTGTTCGGCGGCCTGATGACCAATGCGGTTGCCGCCACCATGCGAGTCAATCCTACGACGACCATACCCGTGGCGGCCAACCAGGGCACCTTCGTGGGCTCCTTCTTCACAGCGGCGGCGGCAGGGACGGTTCAGTGGATTTACGGCGGGGTCGGAACCGGGGGCGCTGGAGCCTCGTTCGGTCTGTGCAACTACTACAACAAGGTTCTGTTCAACACCCTGGTTCTGGACAATGGAGCGTCCTACACCTACTCGTCCGCGACCGTCAGACCAGCGCGCGGTAGCCTGCAGAACTCGATTGCTTACATGCAGTCGGACTCGGAGCGGGCTGCAATGTTCAGCTACAACTCTGGACAGCAAATAACGGTGGCCAATGGCGGGACGAGTGTGGGACTGGGGATTAACACCGGCACGTCCTTCACCGCCATAGCCAGTGCTTCTTCTCCCAGTGTGCTGACGTTCGCGTCCAATGTTCCGTATTTTCTCGCCTCCACCGGGTTTACGACTGTCGTCGCGGTGGAGGCAGGCGACGGAGTCAACGCCAACAAGTTTGACACCACCGCCTCAAACACCCTGTTCGGCAACGTGTGGCTATGACCGCTTTGACTCCTGCGCACGGTAGTCCTCGGCGATGGCTTCCATCACGCCGATCTCGCGCTCGGCGTGGAACGGCTTCATCTTTCCCGACGCGACCCATTTGGCGTAGACATTGCGGCGCATCGCCAACTCGCGCTCGACCGCCTTGAGCTTCTCCTGCACGGTGAACTCGCTCACGCCACCTCTCCGGTTTCCGGGTCGACCAGCGCCTCGTCGCGCGCGATGTCGGCGTCGGCCTCGTTCATCAGCTCGCGCAGCTCGGCCCCATGCGGCACCAGCGCATCGCGCTGCGCCTGCGTCAGCGGGCGGTAGAATGCGGTGAACTCCTTCGATCCGCGCTTGGCGAAGGACCTGGCCGCCTCCAGCAACTCGGCGGCCGGCTTGACCGGCGGGGGCTCCGCCTTCTGCATGACATCGGGGGCGGGCTCGGGCGGCTTGCGCGCCCCCGGTATCGACTCCACCTCCTCCTCCGAAAGCCAGCCGAGGCCGCAGATGGACAGCGTGGCGCGGCGCTTGGCCTTGGTGATGCATTTCAGTTCTGCATTCGCCCTGGCCTCGCCCTTGAGGCTCTCGGGGAACGGCACCGCCCCCAATTCCTCATCGCAGCGGCCATCCGGCAGACTGGCCTTCACATGAATTGTGAGAATGCCATCCGCCACGTCGCGCGAGACTATCTGCAGCGACACTTTCTTGATCTCCCGCAACTGGTCGGCGCAGTTGCGCAGCGCGTAGAGCTGCAGCTTGCCGTTCAGCACGATGTAGGCGAATGGCTGAGTGAGCGGGTTGAGGCCGAGGCTCCGGCAGACCGCGCGGTAGTGCTCCAGCCGCTGCGGGGCTGAGAGCTTGGACAGGTCGCCCTGCATCAGGGCCGACTCGATGGCGTCCTCGGCGGTTGCCGTCTTCACTGGGATGGACACGCTGCTCCTCCTGAGTTGGAAAACTCGCCAAAATATTTATGTGCTGCTGCACAGTAGGCAGCATGGGCGGCCTCTTTTGTCCCAAAGCTCCCCAAGTGCAGCAACACCTTTGAAACCGTGATGCGAGCCACCCAACGATTTCCGCTCAAGCGCACACCTTTAAGGCCCACCGGAGAATTGGAATAGGTTTTGGAGTTTTGCGTGTTCTGCGCACGGGTTGCGAGCCGTAGGTTATCTATTCGGTTGTCGGCACGGTCACCATTTTTGTGGTCCAACAAACCTGTCGGTAAAGCGCCGTAAACCGCAAGCCACGCCAGTCTGTGCGCCAGATACGATTTCTTGTCGATTTGAATTCTGACGTAACCGTCTCGTTCGTCCACCCAGCCGGCAAGCGCACCCGCGTGCCGGTTCCTAGTTGCCTTGATCCAGTAAAATTTCCCGCTACCAGAATCATACCAGAGATTTTCAAGCAAACTCATTTTCTATCCTCTCGCAACGACATTCGGTTGGCGCGGTCTTTTGTAATCACCACGCCACCGCCGAATGCCTTTTTTGCTTCCGGCGGGACAAGGCTCTTGAGAACCTTCTCCGAGTCTTTTGCCGTCTGGGCCGCGCCGTATGACTGAATCCACTTTTCAGCCGCAGCGACCCATGCCGCAGTCGAACTCATGTCTATTGTTTTGTCGGCTACGATGGGGGCGGGCACTGGCAGAACTTCAAACGGAGGCATTTTAAGACCAACACACATCATAAATGATTCCGCTCTGGTCACCATTTCCTGAATATACGGGTCGCTGCGGTCGATGTAATCAACAACAGGCTCATTCGCTCCCAAGATTATCGATAGCGCCACAATTTTGGTATCGGTCACAAACATTTGCCATTGCAGTTGGGGGGAGTATCTCTCGACCAACACCTCGATGGGTTCTCTCCCACCGCAGTGCTTTGCCTCGACGCAACACTTCAGTGTTTCGTCAAAACCGTCCAACGTCGCCGCGGCCCATTCTAGTTTTGGGTGAATAACCACCTCGCCCTTGCGCGTGAGCGGGTTGTTCATGCGCTCGTACCATTCCAAGGAAAGCGGCTCCGTTATCTCGCCCAACCGCACCGCCCAGACATCGGACAAGTCCTCCTCGGCCTCCTCGCCGATCATCTCGCGGTACAGCCGCATGATGCCGTCGCGGTCGCCGCGCATCAGCACGCCAATTCTACTCGCTGTAAGCTTGCCGCGCCGCGCCGCTATCTGTTCAGCCGTCAACATCGATTGCGTCCTTTCCCGGTTGTTCGTTCTCCGCATCGAAATAATCGTAGGCGTTCGCCAGCAATTCGAGGAAGTTCTCGCGGCCCACGCCCAGCACGATGGCCGTGGCGACGACGAAATCGATGCCGGTCTCCCACGCATCCAAGTGGCGGTCGAATGCCCTGCGCAGGTTTCTTGCCGCCTTCTTGTCCTCCAATGCAGCCTCCCGATGTCAGATGTTGACATGACACCATAGTCGGGATATGTCAAGTGGTGACACGGAGGAACCAATGGCAAATCGCATCATCAGAGATGCCAAGACGGCGGCGCAACTCATGGCCATGCGCACCGCACGCGGCGAAACCCAGGAACAGTTCGCCGAGCATTTCCGGGTCGGGCGCACCACCATCCTGAACTGGGAAACCTGTGGCCCGCCGGTGAAAGGCCCAGTCCGGGAATACGTGTTGCGCCGGATGCGGCAACTGCGATCGGAAGCCAGGCTGCGGAAACCCCGGAACAAGCTATGAGCCCCACCCTCGACGAGGAGCCCCCGCCTTCGCGGGGGCAGGCTAGCTGGACGCTAGAGATGGTGCAGGCCCTGCGCGACGGCGTGCAGCTCGGCCTCTCCAGCGGCGTCATCGCGGCCCAGATGGGGATCACCCGCAACGCCGTCATCGGCAAGGCCAGGCGCCTGCACCTCAGCCTCACTCCGCGCAAGCCGCCAGAGGAAGGCCCGCCGCCCCGGCGCAGCCGCATCAAGCTGCCGCCAACCCCGCCGGCACCGCCGTCCGGGGCGCTCGCCCCCGGCAGCATCCCGGTGGAAATCTGGGACCTCACCGATTTCACCTGCCGCTGGCCGGTGGCCGGCGATCACCCGCCGTTCTGGTATTGCGGCGCCCCCACCACCCCCCGTGAAGGAGTCTATTGCCCATGCCATCGCCGCCTCAACTCGCCGCCCTCTCGCTCCTCGCCGGGCTGATCATGTTCTGGACCGGCCTGTTGCTGCGGCCGCCGCCGCCCGGCATCGATATGGACGAGGTCGCCACCACCGATCCGCGCCTGGCCACCACCGCCAAGGACGGCGATCGGGTGGCTCCGCGCCCGGTCGTCGCCACCTACCCGCTGCCGGACGCGCTCCAGGGCGGCACCAACCCGGAGCCGGAACTCTTGTTCGACAAGCGCCCGCTCGTCGGCAAGATCCAGCCCAATGTCCCCGACAATCCGCTGTTCACCGGCGCGCTGGCGCTGCCCACAACCCCGATTAGTGGACCCTTCCCCTTTTCGGAAGGGTCCGGGGGGGCGCCCCCTTTCGGGCGCCAGTGGAGCGCCCCGTGAGACCGTCCGCACCGTCCGCGCGGGCGGACCCGGTGTGCGGCCCCAAGGGGCGCAACTGGCTCACCAAGCCCAACGGCTACCGCTATTGGCGCTGCAACCGATAGGACACGCCACCGCTATGGCTTGACGCTATACGAACGGCCGGCCATGCTGGCCGTCAGCCGGGACAGCGGGTAGCTCCCGTTGCCTCTCGTGACAGAGCGCTCACCGGCTGTTCAATTTTCCGCCCAAGTCACAGGGCTCCCCCATGATTTCAATCCACGTCCTCAAAGCGTCTGGCCTGACCGACGAGCAGATCGTCCGCGTCCTGCAAACCGACGAGAGCGAAAGAATATTGCGCCGTCGCGAGCAAAACCGAATTAACAAGCAAAATCAACGCTCGCGTCAGCATGTCAGCGCTGACTTGATGACATCGAAAATTCCCCAGCAAAATCAACGCTCATGTCATCAAGCTGGTGCTGACGAAGGTGTATCTTCTTTAGTAAGTAAGAAAGTAAGAAAGAAAGAAGATACACCGACGTATGCTTTCGAGAGTGGAATCATTCAGCTCAACCAGAAGGATTTCGACCGTTGGGAGTCCGCTTTTTCCTGCCTGTCCCTCTCTGCGGAACTCATTGCGCTCACCGAGTGGGCCAATGCCCAAGGCAAGCGGTGGTTCTTCGCGGTGTCGGCCGCGCTCGCCAAGCGTAACCGCGAGGTCAAGGCGCGCGTCGAGGCGGAGGCCAAGCGGCCGGCGTTCCGCTGGAACGGCATCGAGGGTGTGATCTGATGGACGACGAAAAAATCGTTCCCATCACCCCGCACCGGCACGGCCAGCCCGGCTATTACGCGCTCGCCGACCTTCCCCAACGTCTTTCCATCGCCGACCACGCCATTTCCACCGGCTGGTGGGAACTGGATCAGATTTTCAAGCTCTACCCCGGCCAGTTCGTGGTCTGCACCGGCGTTGCCGGCCACGGCAAGTCCACGTTCCTGCTCAACATCCTGTGCAACATCGCGCGCAAGAACGACATCCGCTCGTGCCTCTACGTGCCCGAGAACGAAGGCCATCTGCGGGAGAAACTGCAGAAGATCTGGAACCACGACGAAAGCTTTCCGGTGTTTGCGAGCCGTCAGATGTTCGTCCAATCGGCCACGCCCACCAGCTTCGACGCCCGCCCCAAGACGCTCGACTGGGTGCTGGAGATGGCCGAGAAAGCAATCGAGCACGACGGCGCCGACGTGCTGCTCATCGATCCCTGGAACGAACTGGAGCGTGCCATCCCCAAGGGTATGCTGATGACCGACTACATCGGCGAATCCCTGATGGTCATCAAGCAGTTCTGCCGCATCTACAACGTGGTGGTCATCATGGTGGCGCACCCCACCAAGGCGGTGAACGAGCACGGCGGGCGCATCACCGGGCTGGCCGACATCGAGGGCTCGATGAACTGGTTCAACAAGTGCGACAACGGCCTGGTGGTGGTGCGCGACACCGAGGCCAACACCGCCAGGGTGATCAGCGCCAAGGTGCGCGAGAACGGCGCCGGCAAGGTCGGCAAGTGCGAGTTCACCGTCGACCCCGCGACCGGCATCTTCACGCCGCAATACGGAAACGTAACATGACTGACGACACCCCGGCGGCGACCCGCGCCCGCATCGGCGCCATCGTGGCCGAAATCGAGGCCAACCCGTTCGCCCGCATCGCCACCGAGGAGGCCGACCAGGAGGCCTATGAAATCGTGCGCCGCATCGAGCGCACGCTGGCCCGCCGTCGCGCCACCCCGGACAAGCCGGCGCCCTAGCGTCTAGGTGCCCCCGGCAGCCGCTGCGAGGGCGCCCAGAACACCGGCGGCGGCGGCTCGGGCGCCGGCGGCGCAGGCGGCACCGGCTCCGGCGGCAACACCGGCGGCGGATTGGTCTCGCGCAGCACCTCCACCAGCCGCATGATGCGGCCCCCGATCGCCTCGTCGACCCCGGCCAGCGAATTGGCGTCGCCACGCAGCTCCCGCAGCTCCAGCATGGCGGCCAGCAGCAGCTCCAGCGTGCGCGTGACCTTCACGTGGCCGGCGGCAAGCTTGCGGGCATGCCGCGCCCCGATCCCGAGGTTGTTCGCCGCCGTGGCCTCGTTCCACCCGAGTTCCTTGATGAGGCGGCGATAGGTGCTGGCCGGCATGTGTCGCATTTAGCAACCTTTCCAAGTGGTTAGAGGATTTTCACGTACCAGGGGGGCCGGGGCTCGGCGCCCCCTCGGGCAACCCCTCAGGTTCCCAGGGGCCATTGCCATTTTGGCCCCCGCGAAAAAGTTAGGCCATTGATGGAACTGTGCTTTCTCCCGCTTTCCCACTTTCCTCCCACCATCTTCCCACCATCTTCCCACCCGTTTAACGGATGTGCCTACGGACAAACCCGCACAACGCAAAAAGGGGAGGACGCGGCGTGAGCCGAATCCCCCCCCTCCCCTATACCCAAACAAGGCCCCCCGGTTTTAACGAACGGGCGGTGCCTCCCCGCCCGTTTCCCGATGGCGCCAATGGGCGACTTCGCTGCCGCCAAGTCCCCGGGGCCGTGCCCAAGTGACGGCCGCGTCCTTGGCCCTGGCCAAGTTCACCATGTCCGACACCCGCTCGCCTTGATGGACGCGCCACATTCCTGGCCATTGGCCATCGGGCCAAACCGATATGCCGGTAGCCTTGCGGCCGATGTAGAGTTCCATTGGCGTCGTCACGGGCCTCCCCACAGGCTCGCCGCGATAGCGAGCCAGTCCTGGATGTTCTCGACGAATTCCTTCGGCGGGATATTGGCGAGGTATCCCGCCGCAATGGCCAACGCAGTCGCTAGGCGCCTCATGGCATGGCCAGGAGCAGGATGGTGCTCCACGCGAACACCAGGAATGCCGTGCCCGTGAGCAGGATGACGGTTCCGGCTACATCGATCCGGCTCATGCTGCGCTCCTAAGCCAAGCTTGTCGCGCCGCGTGCCGCGCATCCCAAAGCTTGCGCAGATGCGAACCTTCCGCGCCGCGCCCGCGCTCATCCCATCCGGCGCCCGAATCAGGCCCATAAACGCGGATGATTTCGTCAAGCCAAGCGTCAAAGGCGCGCTGGAACGGCGCCAGTTCTGGCGTATAGGGAAATCGGTTGTCGGCCATGGTGGAATCCTTTCCAGGTTCGTGCTCGGCATGATTGCCGGTAATGGGGCCCGCAAGCCCCATTGGCTGCAATCAGGCTTGCGACTTGAGAGCGTCCCAATCGGCCGCGCTCAGGTGGTGCCGCCAAGCCTCGGGGCCATGGAAATCAGCCTGCTCGCGGGATGGCTCGAAATGGATATGGAGGCAATTGCCGTGGCCATAGTCCGAGCCCGGATCGTCATAGCCGTAGGTCGGAATCTCAACCTTGCCAGCGCGGATCAGTTTCCACACCTGCGCCCGCAGCTCCTGCGCCTCACGCTGGTTGCGCGGCGCATGGGCGATCTTGATCGTTGCCCAGCCGCTCGCCGTGCCGCGATGGCCTTTCACCGACACCTTGCCCCTGCCGAAAGCTTGCTCAAGCAATGCCTTCAAGGCCCGATTTCGTTCTGCGTATGCCATTGCAGAGTCCTTCCCGTCCGTTGTCGGCATGATTGCCGGTAATGGGGCCCGCAAGCCCCATTGGCTGCAATCACGCCTCACGCAACCTTGCGGGCCGATTCGGCCTCTGCGCTGTAATGCTCCGAGTTGGGAACGCCACGACACATGCGAGCGGAATTCGCCGGGCAAATGCTAATCGCGAGCTGCCATCGCGCAATCGTCTTGCCATCGCGACGGACATCCAAATAAAGCACGTCGGCGTGCAATCCGCCCATCGCAACGTAACCATTGGTATGGGCGTCAGGATAAAACCGGAACGTAATCTCGTCATCGGCACGCAACGTCTTCAAGATGGCCGATTGCCCGGTGTGCTGCGGGATATACACGCCGATCATCGCAAAGCATTCGACGCCGCCAGCCTCCATAGCTCGCCGCCCGCGCAAGGTATCAATCGCAACCTTGGCCGTTACAATGTGCTCAATATCCGTCGCAAACGGATCGGTATTGCCATAACCCTTGCGCTTGATCGCCCGCACAAGCCCTTCCGGATGCCGAGATCCCAGATGCACGCAAATGTCGTCGCATCTGCGCAATGCAGCAATGTCCAGCTTCGTAAGCATGGTGGAGTCCTTTCCAGTTCATGGGTTCAGGAGCGCGGCGGCAGGATGCCGTTCGGCCCGGTATGGCGAATGCGCAACGCTAACTCGCGATTGTATTGCGTCTCGTCGCGGTATTGCTCATCGGCCCAGGCCGCGAGGCTCTTAACCTCCCAGTCGTAGTCGGCCCGCGATAGCTTCCCGGCCATGAACCGGGCATCCAACGCATCCATCACGCGCTCGACGCGGCGCTCGATCTGATCCTCCGTCAGGGGCGTCAGGTGGGGGGATTTAGGGAGATTGGCGGTCGTCATGGGAGAGGTCCTTTCCGGTAACGGTTCAGGCTAGCGGCGCTAGCTCGTGGTTGGTCTCAACGCCAGCATCCTACTCGGCCATATCGGCCACTGTCAATGACATGTCACCTTCCTACCCCCCCCTTCGCATGATCAATCGTCCAAATCTGCAGCCCCCGAATCAATCATATGCGAGGCTCATAATCCCGATATGCGACTAATATTCCACAATCCGTTCCGAACACTACAAGGGGGATTGACACATGCCGTGCGATAGTTGCACATCGCGCGCGGCTCTGACTTCCCTGAGCTTCCCCAAGCGAAGGCCTGCACTCCGAACGTCAGTCGCTCGCGACAAGACGTAGAGGACGGACGCTAGAGCGCCTCTGTGCTGCACTGCAGCATAGAGCCAGCCGAGAGGCACATGGGCCGTGCTTGTGGCACTAGGCCTGACATTGCCGTGCCGTTACCCTGGGCCGTTACCCTGAACCCATCTGCATCTCCTAACTCTCTGTGTTCATTGGGCTTTCCGATGCCTGAGCCGCTAACTGCCTATCAGTGAACCGGGGCCGGGAGGGGCCTGGCTGCGACGGTGCGCGCGAGCCCCCGCGCAAGCCCCCTGGGCCCCGAGAGGGCCGATGCGGGCGCCCATGTTCCCACGCCCCCCCAAAAGTTGCGGGGACAGGGGGAGCATCTGCGGGCTGCGGCAACCGGGAGTTCGGGGGCGGTTGTATTTGGCACTGCTGATTTGCCTCAAGCACGTCAGGCGTTGGGTTTTGGTGAAGGGTGTGTCATCTTTGGTGTTGCTTCTCGCCATGCGACGGGAGCACGGGCTGGCCCCTGGCTTGCGGACACATCAGGATGTTCACATCCGTCTTGGCGTGTCATGGCGGCTGGGGGCCGGCCTCTACAACCTGCTGATTTCTTCTCTCGGGAGTCTGCTTTCTGTCGCTTCCCTGTTGACAGCCGTAAGGCGACATGTCAGTTATTGACTCATGGGCATGAGGATGTTCACATCCGTCTTCGCATGGGCATGAGGGCCTGCCCCCACGCCAGAGGAGGGGGACGTTCATGGGTTATCGCAAGACACCGACACCGACACCGACTGCGACTGCGACCGTGACGCCGCGCGAGCTGGCGCGTCTGCATAAGGGCAAGGACGTGCGGTTTCTGCTCGCAGGGGGCAAATACGGCAACCAGCGCAGCAAATACGGCAACCGGCGCGTCGAGGTCGACGGCATCTGGTTCGACTCGGAGGCCGAGGCCAAGCGCTATGGCGAGTTGTTGTTGCTGGTGAAGGCCGGGCAGATCAGTGATTTGGCGGTGCACACTCGGCTGGCGTTCGAGATCGCGGGCGACACCATGTTCGTCTACATGCCGGATTTCGAATACACGGATCACACCGGGCCGGTTCCGGTCCGCCTCTACGAGGATGTGAAGGGGGTGCGGACGGCGGTGTACAAGCTGAAGAAGCGCCTCATCGAGGCGCAGTACGGCATCACCATCGTGGAGATCCCAGTCTAATGGCCAATCCCGTCATCATCGAGCGTGCGCTCACCACCACCGGCCTGTTCGGCCTGTTGCTGACGGACGGCACCCTGGTGGGCATCAGTCACATCGACGCCACCAACAATTACGGCGGCAGCCTGTGGCTGGACGTGGAACTGCTGTCGGCCACCTCGCCCGAGATGGAGTTGCTCAAGGCCAACGGCTATGTGGTGCAGGGAGCGGCCTCACCGCAGCTCAAGGCGTCGATCAACATTCTCGGCGTGGCCGGCGTGTTCCAGTTTCAACCGACGTAATGAGGGTGTTCACACATGAGCGACGAGCACGATGACGAGGACGTGACGGCGGCGTTCGTCAAGGAGATGGGCGAGTTGCTGGAGCAGGTGTCGGACGGGCTCGACGCCGTGGCGATGGCGATCGACAAATTGACGGCGACGGTCGAGGCCCGGCTGAATTCGTTGATAGCGTCGATTGACGCCCACTAACGGCAGGAAAGGACGAAATCACATGATTAGTACCGAGACGGTGGAGCGGTTCGAGGTGTCGTTCCGGCACTTCATGGAGAAGGTGCCCGACGTATTGGCCGACATGCGGGCCACCGCCGAGGCCAAGGAGGCATTGGACCGGGAATGCGATGACCTGCGCCGCACCTTGGACTCACTGAACATCGCCTTGCAGGACTTGCGCAACGACAAGAAGGTGCTGGGCGAACGGATTGGGCAGTTGCTGCGGGAGAACGCCCGGTTGGAGCAACTGCTCTCCCACATCGGGCAGTCGATCAAGGAGGCGCGTCCGGTGCAGGACGGCATCGCCGCCCTGCAGGGTCCCCACCCCCACCCCCACGCAAGAGAAGGGGGCAGAGAAGGGGACGGCATGAAGCGCCTGCAGGCCGGCCGCGAAGGCGGCGACCGGTACGAGGATATCTGAGGCACCCGTCCTTTCCGCGGGTGGCCGGCGGCTCGTCTGGATAAGCAAGGCCGCCTCGGTGGGTGCCGCCCCAGGGGCCTGTCCCAGGGGGTAGATAGAGCCGACAAGGCGGCCAGCGCCGGCATACTTGGTACACAAAAGACAACGGCTACCGTTGTTGGGCTACCGTTGTTGGAGATGTGTGAGATGACCACCGCGATCGAAATCCGCAGCAATCCCGATGAGTCGATCGATGAGATTATCGCGCACGGCTGCACGCTGCACATCGAGCGAATGTCCGACAGCGAGTGGTGGATGGAAATCGGCGCGGCGGATGGAAGTTACAGGCATTTTTGGATTGGAGCGAAGAACGGTCGCTCATACGTCGATTTGCGCCTCACTGAAACGATAGCGGCTCCGACCCTGGAGCAGAAACCCCCATGACCCACATCAGCGGTGCCACCATGACGATCAAGGATTGCCCGAAATGCGGCGGCGACCACTGGGGGCAGCACGAATGCCCGTTTATTCTCACCCCATGCGTGGTATGTGGCGACCAGACTATTTTTGCCTGTTCGGATTGTGCGATCGAGGCCGGCGGCGCAGCAAGCGTGCATGTATGCAAGAAAATGGAATGCCGCGATATTCATGAAGTCGAGAGGCACACACTCGATGGCGCAGACAGCAGGTGACCGCACCGTTCATGGAGATGAATAGATGACGATGAATAATGATGAACTGGCGAGGTTCTTGGGAATTAAGGATGAGCCAAAGTGCACCGCCGTTATTGCTGCTCTGTCGCCCGAAAAGCGCGCCCTGTTCAACCGAATGGCAGAGATCGAAATCGCGGCGGCATTATGGATGGAAGGGCTCGGCCCAAAGCCCTCCGGAGTTCTGATTGACACCGTGCGAGATACATCGCGCCGCCGTTCTTGGCGCTGACCCGCTCACGGGAATAGTGGGAACCAGAATGAGGGCTCAATTGGTCAAAGGTGATTGTCGGTGCGTGATGATGGGCCGCCCCTACGATCTGATCATTGCCGACCCTCCCTATGCCGTCACGTCCCTCGGATGGGATCGGGCGGTAGATGGGTGGCTGCCTATTGCCGCCTCCTGCCTCAAGAAGTCGGGGTCGCTTTGGCTATTCGGCTCCATGCGCTCGTTGATGGCGTGCGGCCCGGAGATCGAGGCCGCCGGCCTTCGCTATGCCCAAGATTTGGTTTGGGAGAAGCATAACGGGAGCGCCTTTCACGCGGACAGGTTCAAGCGCGTCCATGAACATGCGGTTCAATTCTATCGGGCGGACGCTGAGTGGTCACAGGTCTACAACGATGTTCCGACCACTCCAGACGCCACGGCGCGCACCGTGCGGCGCAAGAAACGGCCGCCCCACACCGGGCACGTCGAGGCCAGCTCGTACACGTCTGAGGACGGCGGCCCGCGCCTGATGCGCTCTGTGATCTACATGCGGTCGTGCCACGGCGAGGCTATCCACCCCACGGAAAAGCCGGTCGGGCTGCTCGAGATCATCATTCGCGCGTCCTGCCCACCTGGAGGTCTGGTCGGGGATTTCTTTGCTGGCTCGGCTGCGGTTGCGGAAGCGTGCAGCCACGCTGGCCGCGACTACTTTGGGTCTGAGATCAATGAGGCGTACCACGCCGCTGCCACGAACCGTCTCAAAGAATCATTATTCGCGGCGTAGTGCGCAGACGAGAGTAGTGGGCACCATAGGGGATGAAGATGGACGACCAGGTGAAAGATAGGGCCGCTACTGAGGCGAATGAAATACTCGATCAGTTCGAGCGATTGGACTCGTTGGGAAAGTTCGTCGGCCAGGAAGTGAGGGAGCAGAAGGCCGTGTTTCTCATCATGTGCCTAGTCAATTTCGCGCGGCGGGAACACCTGCGGTTTGCAGATACGGAAAGTGCGAACCAGAAATGAAGCCGCTGGCGATCGACTTGTTTTGCCGCTTGGGCGGCTGGACCGAGGCCCTACTTGCGGAAGGCTATGACGTGATTGGCTTCGACATCGAGCGGCACGAATATGGCGAGCATCGCTATCCGGGGATGCTTGTCGTCCAGGACGTGCTGACGCTGCACGGCAGCCAGTTTCGGGACGCCGCGCTCATCATCGCCAGTCCCCCCTGCCAGGCCTACAGCTACCGGGCGATGCCGTGGAAGCGCGCCAAGGCGCTGCCGCCGCCTGACAACACGCTGTTCGAGGCGTGCTTTCGCATCCAGCGCGAGGCCTCGGAGGCGGCCGGCCACAAGGTGCCGCTGATCGTTGAGAACGTGCGCGGGGCGCAGAAAAGGGTCGGGCGGGCGCGCTGGAACTTCGGATCGTTCTACCTGTGTGGTGACGTGCCCGCGCTGATGCCGACGCTACGGACGCTACGTTCAAAGCGCGGCCCACATGACAGAAGTGCGAACCAGAAATGAGCGTTCTGAGGAGGCGACGGCACGTCCTAATGCTGCCGACGACGAGTCATTAGGGGCAACAAACGAACCAACAAAGGATGTTCTCATGAAGCGACTTCTCGCAACGACCGCCCTGCTGGCGATCTGCACACTGCCGGCTTCGGCCGCCATCCTGGACTGGGACTTCCAGGACCATCTCGGCGTGCTGGGCAACACCCAGACCTTCACGGCCGGCGGCCACGGCCTCACCGCGCGTGGCTTCACGGCCAGTGACGCCGGCACCGCCTTGTTCGGCAAGAACGGCGGCGGCGACGAGAACGGCCTCGGCCTCAACAACGATGCGTCCGGCGATCACGAGATCACCGGGGGCAACTTCGTCCAACTGAACCTGGATGGGTTGCTGGGCCTGCTGGATATCAATGGGTTCACGTTCCAGATGGGATCGACCACCCAGAACGAAGGTTGGAAGGTGTTCGGCTCGAACGATGACCATCCGTTCCAGTTCACCCTGCTGGCAAGCTCGACTGATCCCGGTGGGCAGGAAGGCTTCCACACTCTCGCCGGCGGCTGGGACAACTACAACTTCTTCTACTTCGGTAATGGCGTCAATCAGTGTGGCTCTGGCTGCAACGCCAACGTACTGCTGAGAAACTTCGACGCCACCTTGGCGGCGACCCCGCTGCCGGCATCACTGCCGTTCTTCGGCGCCGGTCTGGTGGGCCTCATGGCGCTGGTGCGCAAGCGCAAGTCCAACAGGCTCGCGTAACATAAGTAGGCTGGCGTAGCTCCCGCTCCGTCAGCTCACAAGGCCCGCCGGGGCCCATCCATCACATGCACCCCGGCGGGTCACTGTCAGCAGGCCACTAGGGTAGGAGTGGTATCCATGAACACTCACGGACGCCGACAAGGCCGGCAAATTCCGCGTAGTTGCCCAATAGTGACGGGTGTGCCGGTTCGATCCCGTCACGCGCCTGCTGACTGTTTGCCTGACGGTGAGGTCAGCGGTACCCCAACAGGTTCGCTCACGGGAATAGTGGAAACCAGATTTCAAACAGGATGGAACGATGGACACGAAGACCTTGGACCTGATCCGTGCCCTGCTTACCAACAGCAAGGAATTTGGCTCATTTTGGGCGCGCTACCGTCAAAAGACCTCAGACCCGAAGTGCGACAAGCATGACGCGAGCTTCAATATCGACAGTCGCTTCTCATCATTCGCGGTCCAGCTGTCGTTCGACAGCTACCTTGGTTATTACGGCAGCTCTAGTTGCTCGACCTTCATGAGTTGCAACGCCGATCTTGCCAAAAAGTACCTCGTCCGGGCTATCAATTTTCATAACGAGGCGATTTTCAAGAGCATGGCGGAAATGATGCGCGCCGATGCCGATGGACTAACGGTCAAGGCCCGCGAGGAAATCGCCGCCATGCAGCATATGGTTGACAGCTTGAGCGAGAAACCAGAGGCAGCGGTCAACGCCGCCTAAAGCGCGCCGCAGACGATGAGTCTGCGCACCAGAGATGAAGGAATGACAATACCTTTCACACAGTACATGCGCCCCAATGGGCGGCAACGGGATGAGGAAATTGATCGCCCGTCTGACATCGAGGCCTTGGCGCGTCAATTCATCGAAAGCGGCGGCCGTTATAAATGCGAGCACCTAACTACCGGGGAGGCGAGCCTGACGGCGGTCAAAGAGATCGATGGCGAGGAGCAAGATATAGCCATTGAGATTGTTCCAAACGGCCCGGAAGTTCCGGCCGCTGTTGACCGCTTGGTGCGGGCATCCGTCGCGCGGTTTGCAGACACGGAAAGTGCGAACCAGAAATGATCTGCAAATTTGCGGCCGGCGATGTTCGATCACCATTATCTTGTGGATGTCCTAAATGTTGCCCGGAATTGACAAAGGCGGAACAAATACGCGGCTTGCCGCCAATGTGCGAGGAGTGCGGCAAGAATCGATCTGATCCGCCCTCTCGCTTATGCCCCGGATGCCAAGCCTATCGAGAGCACCAGCGCACTGGACGCCGGCGCGCCTCGCGCCCTATGTATAATGAGTTGACCGGGGGAGGACAGGAATGCGGCTGGAGCGCCCCGCCATCGTTGCCGGAGCCATTTTCATCGCCATTGTGGTGGCGCTGTTATTGATTTACTTTGAAGTTCCGCTGCCTCCCGCGCCGGAGTAGCAATCCTGTCCTGAAAGGACGGCGCCGCCATGATCGGCACCCTCGTCGGCCTCATCTTTCTGTGCATCATCATCGGCTTCGTCTGGTGGGCCGTGGTCGGCAAGCTGTTCCCGCTGATCTCCCCCTACATCGGCCAGCCGTTTATGACCTTCATCCAGATCATCCTGGCGTTCATCATCCTGGTGGTGGTGCTGTACGTCATCGCCACCATGCTCGGCTTTGCCGGCATCCATGTCGGCGGCCCGTTCGGCGGGAACTTGCGATGACCTCCTTCTCCGGCAAGATGTCCACCTTCGGCGGCCCCCACGACACCGGCGTCTCCCCGTCCGAGGGCCTCGCGCTGTGCGAGCCGTCCGAAATCAACAAGTTCGCCGGCTACTTCCTGCCCAAGCAGCCCGCCGGCACCACCGGATTGGCGCGGCGCCTCGATCCCACCTCGCACTACATCGCCATGCGCTGGAACTATTCCGTCACCCCGCGCGGCTATTTGCAGAACATCAAGGTGCAGGTTTCGGCCAACAACAAGATGCTGGCCGCCCGCCCGGTTGACTGGGGACCCAATTCCGACACTGGCCGCATCTGCGACCTCTCGCCGGGGCTGGCCAAGGCTTTGGGCCTTGAGACCGATGATCATTGCACCATCGATGTGCCGCTGTTGAAGGGAACCAGCCAGGGAGGCGGCAGTGGCGCGTAAGGGCAACATCAAGGTCGCGCTGGGGCCGGAGGCCGAGGTGGCGGTTGCCCTCGCGGATGCGGGGGTCGAGGTTGTGGCGATGCCCGACAAGGCCATCCTGGACGCTGGGGTGGCCAAGTTCCGCGAATACGCCTGCCTGCACTGGCCCACCGGCAAGCCCGGCCTGGACGAGAAGTTCAAGCTGGCGTCGTTCGACTGGCGCAACGATTACCACCTACGGGTGACCATCGGAATGGTGTATATGGCGATGTCACGGGCCGCCGACGCGGCCGAGGACACCGCCGATGAACCCGAGATGGAGAACCCTGAAGTTTGACGTGATGGCCGCCGTCGCGTTCGTCATCGCCGTGTTCATCCTCATCCTCGTCCTGTTCGGGCCGCACCGATGAACCGCGAGGAAGATGCTTGGTTTGCGACCGCCGCCATGGTGTCGGGCATGGTAGCGCTCGCCGTCGTCATCATCGCCATCCACTTTGTCATGAAGTTCTGGTGACGCACATGAGCCGCGACAGCCTGGAAGCCGTCGCCGCCACCTTCATGGGGATGGTCATCTGCATCCTGCTTGCCATATTGTTCTACTTCTTCTACGAATACATGAGCCGCTGATGGCCGCCCCCTTGCCGAAACTGGGCGTAGCGCCGTTCCCGCGAGCGCGGTTCGAGGCGTTCTGCTCCAAGCTGATGATCCAAACCAAGGACTTCGGCCGCATTCCCATGCAGTTGCTGGGAACCCAGAAATACATACTGGACGAACTCTGCGCCGGCCTGGCCGAGGGCGTCACCACCTTCTATATCTTGAAAGCCCGGCAACTCGGCTCCACCAGCTTCTTCATTGCGCTGGACCTGTTCTGGGCGATGGAGCACGACGGGTTGCTCGGCGCCTTCGTCACCCACACCGACCAGTCCAAGGCGCAGTTCCGCAACACCATCAAGATGTACTTCTCCGGCCTGCCCAAGACCCACAAGCTACGCTGGGACGTGGAAAACCGCGACATGCTGGTGCTTAAGAACGGGTCGGTCCTGCAATATCTAGTCGCTGGCATAAAAGAGAAATCAAAGGGCGGACTTGGACGCTCGTCGGCCAACAACTTCATCCACGGGACTGAAACGGCATTCTGGGGCTCGCCCGACGACTTGAACGAACTCTCCGCCACCATGTCGGCGCACTACCCGTACCGCATGAAGATCGAGGAAACCACCGGCAATGGCTTCAACTTCTGGCAGGAGCGATACGCCGAAGCCAAGAATGATCCGACTATCCGATGTGTATTTGTTGGTTGGTGGCGACATGATCATTATCAGTTCCCTGACGACCACCCGTGGTACAAGATATATATGCCGCAAGGAGCGGACACCCCTCTCCACATCCTCGAACGCAAGCGACGAAGACTGGTCAAGGAACAGTATGGCGTGGAGATCACCCACAACCAGATAGCCTGGTATCGCTGGCACCTGGAGTCGGAAAAGCAGGGCGATCAGGCCAAGATGGACGAGCAGTTCCCCTGGCTGGAGGACGACGCCTTCGTCGCAACGGGTTCCATCTTTTTCACCAACGACAGCCTCACCGCCGGCATGAAGCGGGCGCGCCAGCAGGCCTTCATGCCGTTCAAATACATGATGTCGGAACGCTGGCAGGATACTGTTGTCATCGCAACGAGGGACCGCCGTGCCGAGCTTAAAGTATGGGAGGAGAGCGACCCCGCAGGACACTACGTTATCGGTTGCGATCCGGCATATGGAAGCTCTGATGAAGCTGACCGAGCCGTCATCCATGTTGCACGCTGCTTCTCCGACCGAATTGTCCAGGTTGCTGAATTTGTCTCACCTGTTATCTCGACGTATCAATGCGCTTGGGCGCTCTGCCACCTCGCCGGATACTACCGAAACGTGATGGTGAACCTGGAAATGAACGGCCCCGGCGAGGCCGTGTTCAACGAAATCAACGCGTTGCGCACCCAGACCCACGAAATGATCAACCACAAGCAGGACGGCCGCGAGGCCGATGACCTGCGCTATGTGCTCAACAACATGCGGCACTACCTCTACCGCCGCGCCGACAGCATGGGGGCCGGCCTGGCCTACCAGTGGCGCACCAACGGCACCAACAAGCCGCCGATGATGCATTCGCTCAAGGATGCCTTCGAACTGCACCGCTTCGTCATCAACTCGATGGCGCTGCTGGACGAGATGAAGACCATCGTCATCAAGGACGGCTCGATCCTGGCCGAGGGCAGCAACAAGGACGACCGGGTGATTGCGGCGGCGCTCGCCCACGAGGCCTGGCGGCGCTGGGTGCAGCCCCGCCTGCGCAACATGGGCTTGACTTTCGAGCGCGCCTACATGGAGTCTATCGGGGCCGGCCCCAACCAGGTCCAGCAGATCGGGATTAACTATTTGAAGGGCCAGCGCATTCTGGTGGACGGGAGCAAACTGCAATGAGCGAGACGGCCCTTGTTCCGAATCCGGTGGACGAGGCGCTGGCCTACGTGCGCGACAAATGGGTGCAGAACATCACCCCGATGCGCACCGCCTGCTTTCGCTGCGGCGTGGACTCGCCCATCATCCACGTCCCGCTCGGCACCATCGCGTTCGGCGTGCCGGTCAAGCGCGGCGAAACCGATGTCACCAGGGCGGTGCAGCTCGCCTTCGACAAGATCGGCTGGAAGTTCCAGAATCGCAGGTCCTACTGTCCGACTTGTAGAGGCCTAGGGTCAACCTAATGCGGTCGAAATCCACGGGGAGTTTGCAAGATGGTGAGATACCCTGACTCTTGACGAGATCATCAGGTGGTTCCGTCGCTTCAAGTATGACCCGGAATTCCGGGACCAGAACGGCTCCCTCACGGTGAGGCTCGCGCCGCTGTGCGAGATTGCCGGCATCGCCCGGCAGAACGTCCACCGCATCCTGCGCAAGGAAATTGCGCTCACCGAGAACTATCGCGTCCGCCTCGAATACGCGATCGAGTGCGTGCAGAACGGGCTGCGCTGGCAGCGCAGGGACGGCGTCTACCACATCGTTGGCGACGACACCTGGCAGCGGATGCCGCGCTACGAATCCGGCCGCCCGCGCACCCGGAGGGCCGCATGAGTATTACGAGGTCGTGGATCTGCCTTAATAAATGGTGCCTGTTGGAGTTCGACCACGGCGACGATTACCCGCCTTGTCCGAAGTGCGGCGGTATCAGGACCCGTTGGATCCCGAAGCCCGTCGCGATCCGCTCCGAGGCCACCAAGAAGATCGACATGACGGTCAACCAGTTGGTGGCCACCTACGGCGACAAGAACTACCGCTCGCCGCGCACCCATGAATCGGTGGCGCCGCGCGTCAATCCGGTCCAGACGCCCGGCAAAACCCAGCGGTTCCAGCCGGCCGGCATGGCCGGTTGGGCGGTCGACATGCCGGTCGATGCCAACGGCCAGCCGGTGTCGGTCTGCGCCCCCACCGGGGTGACGGCCCGCCTGGCCGTGGGTGCCGACCGTCTGGGCGTGAAGACACCTCTCAGCAAGGCCTCGCCCTCGCCCACCGGCTCGGTCCCCAGCTACGAGGCCCGCCACAACCCGCCGGGAGGCGTCAAATGATCGTGCCGCGGGGGAAGGTCAAAGGCGGCAAGGACCGCGACGACAAGGTGCAGACGATCCTCGACATCTGCCTGGCCAGTAAGCGCGACCGCGAGGCGCTCTACCTGCGCCGCAAACGCTACTTCATGTTCGGCACCACCGACTACGCCGTGGAAGTAAAGTATAACCGCCTGCAGGCCCACACCGACCTGGTGGCGTCGTTCCTCTACGCCGCCGACCACTGCCGCTACAACATCGCAGCCCCGCGCAACTCCGACGACGAGACGGTGGCGCAGATCACCGCCCTGGAAGACGAGTGGAACGACACTTTCAGGGACACCGGCATCGCCTACATGTTCAACGAGGCCGTGCTCTGGGCGCTGATCTACGACAGCATGTTCATCAAGATGGGCTGGAACGACGCCCGCGACCAGATGTTCGGCCGCCTGTTCGGCCCGCACGACTTCGCGGTCTACGACGAGAGCGAACCCGACCTCGACTCGCAGGAGGCCTTCGTCCACTCCTACAGCATCAACTGGGACAACGCCGTGATGCGCCTGCTGCGCGCCGGCAAGAAGCCCGAAATCAAGAAGATGGCGGTGCGCCCCGGCGTGTTCTCCGACGACATGCCCCCGGTGCTCGCCAATCTCCTCATTTCATCGACCGGCGGACCCAACATCTCCGGGGCCATGACCGGGCGCGCCACCGTCGACTACGAGCCGCGCGCCACCTACGACCCCAACTCCGACAACCCGATGGTCCGCTTCCACGAGGTCTGGGTGTGGGACGACGTGACCGAGGACTACGCCGTCTTCACCATGTGCGAGGGCGTTGACGGTGTGCTGTCCGACTCGCGCGACACCGTCGAGGCGATGGCCAAGGTCACCCACCTGGACAGTCTCAAGAAACGATACCGAGGCAAGTCCAACATCTTCATCGAGAACGAGCACCCGTTCATCCATGTCAGACCATACCCCAAGTATGATTTCTTCTGGGGTGAAGCCCATAGCGACCGGCTGATCCCACTTCAGGTATGGACCAACGAACGGCTACAGCAAATCAGCGATATTCTGGAGCGCCAGGTCGATCCGGCCAAGGTTTTTAGCGGGTTCATGGGATTGACGGACGAAAAGGCCGAGGCGCTCGGCGGTCCCGGCACCTGGGTCACCGACATGGTTCCGGGGGCCAAGGTCGACGAACTCAAGCCCTCTATGCCCGAGGACATCTTCGTTGAGTTCAACCAGATCGGTCAGATTTTCCTGGAAGCCTCAGGCCTCACCGAAACCGTCACCGGGCAGGGCACGGCGGGGGTGCGGGGCCGCGGCCACGCCAAGCAACTGGCGACGACCGGCTCGGGCCGCATCAAGAAGGTTGCCGTGGGCCTGGAGCAGCCGCTGGTCAAGATCGGCGACATCGGCATCAAACTGCTGCAGCGCAATTCCGCCGAGCGCATCACCACCGACACCCAGCAGGAGCTGATCCCCGCCCTGGTGGCGGAGCGCAAGCTCAAGATGCGGGTCGCCGGGCATTCACATAGCCCTTTGTTTGCTGATGATAGTCGCGAACAAGCGGCCGGTTTGTTTAAAGCAGGCTGTATCGACCGTGAAATGCTCTTGCGAACCCTCAATCCTCCAGGCGTGGATGGTATGATCCACGCTCTGCGCAAGCGGGTGAAGGCGGAGACGCAACAGGCGGCGCAGAAGATGGCCGCCGGCATCAAGGAGAAGGGCAAGGCGGCCTAGCCGCGAGGCGGCGTGACTTGGCACTATTCACCGGACCTGATCCGGTGTTCACTGTGCCGGCAAGACTCTCCCGCCCGCTCGACGGGTAACCAACAACAGGAGGCTCACGTGGCGAGACGTCATAGGCGCGGTCGTCGGCGCTAATCCGACCAGACCTTTCAACAGTTTTTTGACCAACCTCAGCCCCCGCCCACACCGCCGGGGGCCTTTTTCATGGGAAATTGGGGCGGGCGAACTCGCCAAAGTGCTTTCGGGCGGCGACATCGTAGGCCCGAGCGGCCTCCTCGGCCGTGTCGAAGGTCCCGATATGTTTTGTGGTCTTACGGTATCCTATGGATGCGGAAAATTTCTTCCCTTTGACTTTTACGCCCCTGAATCCGGAAGACCCAATTCTCTTTGAATTTGCATGGTTCAAGGACGATGTTGCCTTTCTAAGGTTTTCATACCTGTTGTCGGCTCCATTCCTGTTTTTGTGGTCAACCTCGCGGCAACGCAGAATTAGCCGGTGAAGGGAGAGAGCTTTCCTCTCCCCCTTTCTTTTCCCTTTTGTGTAGGCCACAGCGTAAAAAGTTGCTTTTGGTCTGTTGTGGTTGGAGGACCAAGACCTGGCTTGTAAAAGGTGGGCATCTGGCACGGAAACCATCGTGATGTAGCCTCTGGTCATCACAGTCCAAGCGTGGTTGCCGCATTCGCAGAAATGCACCGGTCTTGGCTTCGGTCCTCTCCCCATCTCAACCTCCCAATAGTTACGCCAGGATATTAGGGCGAGTTGACACTTTTCCGAAGGACTTTTTCAGCTTAATTATTTCGGCCGAATAATTCCCGGAGCGAAAATGCCTCCGCCTTTCGGCCCGCAACCTCCCATGACAGCCGGCGGAATGTTGCCGCCGCGCCCGACCTTGCCGGGCAATCCGGCCGGCGGTCCTGCCGGTCCCGGATCTACTCCGGCGCTTGCTCCAGGCGCGGGCGCAGGCAACGAGGCGGCGGCCGACGCGCAGGTGAAGACCGCAATCGAGACGCTGCATCAGGCGCTGCTCAAGTATCCGATCGCCTCGAAGAAATACAACGGGCTGATCAACGCGGTGCGCGCGCTGACCGCAAACTTCGGCAAGGAGTCGGACGCCGCACTGCAGCCGGCCGCCGTCAAGCAGATGGCGCAAGCGGCCAAGGTCGGTGCTCCAATGGGCGGTGGCGCGCCGCCCCCAGGCATGACGCCGCGCCCGCCCATCGCACCGCCCATGATGGCCCCGATGGGCATGCCGGGAGGAGAATGATGAGCCTGCCGGTGAACATCGAGAAGTTCGTCATGCCGGAACCCATGAGCGGGTGCTGGATCTGGCTGGGTGCGCTCGGAACCGATGGCTACGGCATGGGCTGGGACGGTGAGTTGAAGAAGACGATCGTCGCTCATCGCCTCGTCTACCAGATTTTGGTCGGCCCGATCCCTTCCGGAAAGCTCCTGCTGCACCGCTGCGACAATCCTTGCTGCGTCAACCCAGACCACATGTTCGTGGGAACAACTGCCGACAATAATCGGGACTGCAAAGCCAAGGGCCGCAACGCCTTCGGCGTCAAGCACGGCATGAACAAGCTGTCCGAGGCCGAGGTGCTGGCCATCCGCGCTTCTGTTTTGCCGGAAAAGGCGATTGCCGAGCAGTTCGGAATCAGTTGGGCGACTGTGAGCGCCATCAAGCAACGCCGACTGTGGAAACATCTCCAGGGGCCGATTCATCGGAACCAGAGAGGCCCACAACCTAGGAGGGAATAATGGCGGAGTACACGTATCTCAAGCCCAAAGTCTCCACTGGCGACATGGGCGAGCGCAAGAAGAAGAACGGCTTGTTCCAAAATGTGCCCGGCTACCCGGAACTCGGCGGTTTCTCCGCCGCCTCCAAGGTGAAGGCGTCCGACCGGCCGCTGGCGCTCGAAAAAGGGGACTTAACGCGTAAAGGAAAGCCAATTTAGCCGATGCGAGGACCAGTCAACGATAGGTTTGACGACAAGTTCATTCCCGAGCCGATGAGCGGCTGCTGGATATGGACCGGCGCGTCTATTCCAAAGGGATACGGGTCATTTACTCCGGCTACGAAGACCAAAATTCTTGCGCATCGATTTTCCTACGAGCGGTTTGTTGGTCCAATTCCAGAAGGTCTGCAACTCGACCATCTCTGTCGGGTTCGGCTGTGCGTGAACCCAGACCATCTGGAGCCTGTGACGCATCTGGAGAACCACAGGCGTGGTTCTAGGGCGACCAAAACCCATTGCATCCACGGCCACGACCTCCATGACGCCTACCTTTACCGAGGCGGCCGTCACTGTCGGAAATGCAGTGCTGCCCGCGCCAAGGCGGCGCGCGAAAAGAGGGCTGCCATATGAACTTCCTGAAACATTTCATGGCTTCGAAGGTCAACTCTGGCGGCAACAACGAGTTGCTGGCGAGCCTCAAGCTGGAAACGGTCTACGAGATTACTGCGCTGTGCCTGCATCTTGCCGGCAATCCTTCGACCCGCGCCCGGTTTCTCCGGCTCGTCGCGGAGATAGACCCCAAGTACAAGTTGCCGGAGGACGTGGCCCCGAAGATGGAGGTCATATCCGATGCCTGACAAAGCCAAGGACACCGTCGAGGTCGAGAACGCCATCAATCCATTTGGCCGCAAGGGCTACCTGGTGCCGACCTCCGTCAAGATGACCGCCGACATCGGCCGCACCGCCGAGACTGCGTTCCCGGCCGGCAACCTCAAGGACGAATCTGCCGCCAAACGCTACGGCAATCCCGGCGGCTACCCCGGTCTGGCCGGCCTCAAGCTCAAAGACGGATACTGATCATGCCTCCCTCACAGCAAACACTGATGGAACTGGGCCAGTTGGCGCTCAAGCTCGCCGGCAACCCCAAGACCCGCAAGAATTTCCTCAAAGACGTGCAGGCCGTAGACCCGAATTACCGCCCGCCCGCCGACGTGCAGCTCGAGGAGTTCAAGGCCGAGATCAAAAAGGACCAGGAAGAGCGCGAAATCCGCGCCCAGGCCGCCCGCCAGCAGAATTTCCGCTCCAATCAGCGCGCGAAACTGATCAGTTCCGGCAAATACACCGAGGACCAGGTCAAGGAAATCGAAACCGCGGTGATGAAGAAGTACGGCCTGGCCGATTACGAGGCCGCCGCCAAGCTCTACGCCGCCGATGTGGCCCCCGCCAAGCCGTCCAACCGCGAGAAATTCCGCCACGGCCAGATCTGGGAGTTCCCCAACCTGCCAGGACTGCTGCAAAACCCCGAAAAAGCCGCATCCGACGCCGCCTATGCCATCATCGATGAGATGAGGCAGGGGAGATAGCGGTGAAACAGGCTCCAAAATTCACTTGCGAAGGCTGCGGGAAGGTCGCCGAGCGGTTGTATAACCCGCTTTCTCGTGTTTTCAACAAGAGGCAGCGGTTTTGCACCATCGAATGCTGCAATAAGGCGAGGGCAAAATCCAACCTTGACCCAACATTCGTCTGCGAGAGGTGCGGCAAGGAGACAGGCCGCTCTCTACGTTCGGACGGCAAGGGAATGAACTTTCGGCAGAGGTTCTGCTCCAAGTCTTGTGCAAATGAGAGAGAGCGCAATCGCGTCAGCAAGGGCTTCGTCCACGCTGAATACGGTTACCGCTACTTCAGCGAAAAGGGCAAATGGGTTGGCGAGCATCGCCGCGTGATGGAGGGCGTCATCGGTCGCCCCCTGCGCAAGGGTGAGACTGTCCACCACAAGAATGGCGACCGGCTCGATAACCGACCGGAAAATCTCGAACTGTGGGCCACCAATCACGGTCCTGGCCAGCGCGTGGCTGATCAGCAGGCGTGGGCCGAGAGCATTCTCAAGGATTACGGGCCGGAACCCTTTGGTCAGAAGCACATCGACCAGGGGATGGCGGATGTCTTGCGACTGTTCCCACAGTATTCGCAAGTATAGTTAGATAGGAGGCTACTATTCCTCAGTTTGGCCAAGGCGTGATCCCGGCTCAGGGAGCCATAGCAGCAGAATTGGCGGCGATTACCAGAAGGGCATTCCTGCCAAAAGTTTTCATTCAGCTCTGGAAATCTACACCATGGATGGCGGCTATGCTTAGCCATGCCCAGGTGGCATCTGGAGGATTGTCCCCGATTACTGTGCCGTTGCAAGGCAACCCAATGGTTACGATCCAAAATATTGGATATGACGGCTCGTTCAACCAGCCGGGTGTGACGCCGGGGCTGCAGAACGCCGAGTTCAACCTCAAGGGTTATCTGACGGCGATCCCGTTCCTCGGGATGGAAGGGCTGGTTCAGCTCGACTACTCGGTCGTCCCGCTGATCGAGGCGCGCATGAACGACGCCACCAACGTGACGTTGGACCGCTTCTCGACCGACATGTACAACAACATTGCCAACCCGCAGTCGATGATTGGGCTGCCGGCGGCGGTTGATGACGGCACCTTTGCGGCCACCTACGGTGGGCTATCCCGTCCCAACAATACCTTCTGGAAATCGGTCTACGTCCACAACGGATCGCCCACCACGCCCACCCGCAACCTGATGCTCCAGTACATCAGCCAGGTCACGAAGGTGACGGGCGAAATCCCCAAGATGGGGCTTATGGGGTTTGGCACCTGGACCAACCTCGCACAGGATTTCACACCGAATGAACGCTATGTGGTTACACCCAACCAGGCGTTCGGCGAGGGCAAGGTCGAGGCCCTGTTCCGCGCCCTCGATGTAGCAGGTGTTCCGTTCTATCCTGACCCTTATTGTCCTGAAGGGGTCCTCTATCTCCTGAACACCGACTACCTCTCGCTCTACGTCCATGAGCGGGCCTCTTTCCACTTCACCGGCTTCGAATCGACGCTCGCCAACGGCCAGTTCGGCTATCTCGGGGCGCTGTTGACGCTTCTGGAGATGGTGGACGTGAAATGCAAGGCCCACGGCAAGTTCGACAACATCGCCTTCCTGAACATCTAACCGAAAGGGCGTTCACGCCCGTCTTGACGCATAAAGGGGGAAACCCATGGCTAGAATTGGCGGCTCGTTCCCCTTCAACCCGGCAGGCTCCTTTGTGGTCGCCTTGGCCGGTGGCCAGTACTTCTATCCGCCGGCGGGCTCCTATCTGGCTGCTCCAATCACCACCGCCACCACGGTTATTCAGTGGTGGGACCCGGTCACCGGCACCTGGCGCAACCTCTTCACGCCGCACCCGATCTCGTTCGATGGCTACAATTTCCGCGTCATCAACCTGCTCGGGACGGTCACCAGCGTCACCATCACGGCCGGCGGCACCGGCGGCACCAACGGCATCGGCCCGACCCAGACCGGCACCTCGTTGACCTTTACGGCCCCCGGCGGCAACGGTCTGACCGCGAGCGGCTACGTCATCATTGGCGGCGCGCTCTCGGCCCCGACCATCACCACCGCCGGCTCCGGCTTCGTGGCCGCGCCCATCATCCTGATCGACCCGCCGCCACCCGGCGGCATCCAGGCGACGGCGACAGCCGCCATCAACCCGGCCACCGGCGTCCTGGCCGCCGTCACCCTGGTCAATGCCGGGGCCGGCTACCTGACGCCGCCCACCTACTACGTGGTGCCGCAATTCCTGGACTATCCGGGCCAGCCGCCGCTGCCCTACACGACTTCGCCCACGCCGCCGAATTTCCCGCCCGGCCAGATCCAGAACCTGCCGCCGCAGATCTGGATGCAGGGCCTGCAGCCCTCGTTCCCGATTCCAGGCGGCGCGCTGGTGACCTCTGGCGCCCTGACCAGTTCCGGCATCATCACCGGCATCGTCATCACCAGGGGCGGCTCGCTCCACGCCGCCGCCCCCACGGTCGCGACCGCCGGCGGCGCGCTCGGCGGCACCATTACGCTGGCCGGCGTGATCGCGGGCGCGGCGGCCAACGACAGTGTCAACTTGCAGATGTTCATCAATGACTAGCCCCTACACCCCCGAGGTTCTAGCCATGATCGATTTCGTGGCGGCGGCGCGCCGGGACGCCTACAACACCGCGCCGCGCACCAGCAACGACGCGCTGGAGGCGGCCATGTTCGTGTCCGAAACGCAGGCCTACGCCCAGTGGGTGGTCGACCACCCGGCGCCGGTGCTCGACGCGATTTCGCCGGACACGGCAGTGGCGGGAGATGCCGCCGACATCGTGCTGTCCTGCACCGGCACCGGCTTCAACGAATCCACCGTCATTACCTTCGGGAACTTCGACGAGCCGACCACCTTTGTGTCCGACACCGAGGTGACCACCGTTGTGAAGCCGTCCATCTTCGTGAATCCCGACACCGTGCCGGTGAAGCTGCACAACAGCGTGGCGTTCTCCGACCCGGTGGACTTCACCTTCACGGCCCCGGTGGCCGACCCGGCAAAGGTGACTGCGGACAAGGCTCGCATTGCCGCCGACCAGCAACGAATCGCTGCGGATGACGCGCAGCTTGCCGCCGACGAAGAGCAACTGGAAGACGACGAAGAGGGCGGCGGGGCGGAAGACGACTCGCCCGACAAGCCGAAGAAGGCCAAGAAGAAGGGACGTTGGTGACCATGACCGAGGACGCAGAACTCGCCGCCCCGCAGGTGATGAACGTCAAGATCGTGAACCGGAACGACTTTCCGATCAGCGACCGCTTCGACGGCGTGCCCTACGTGTTCGAACAGAACCGCGCGGTCGCCATCCCGATCGACGCCGCCAACCACATCTTCGGCTGGTATCCCGAAGTGGACATGGCGATCGTCAAGCGGCATGTGCAGAAGCGCATGGGCTGGAACACCCCCGACATGGACAAGGACGGCCGCGCCGAGCGGTTCTGGCAGAACCTCGACATCACGCCCAT